AATGCATACTCTTTAAAATCTTCATCAGACTTTACTTCTGCTTCGTTAGTTACTCCTTCTTCAGCAACTTCTTCCTCTTCGCCACCTTCTTCAGATTCTTCTTCGTCCTCTTCTTTTTCAACTTCGATTTCATAATCGCCGTCTACTTTGATTTCGATTTCGTCTTCGGTAACTTCTTCGTTTTCAGTTTTAATACCTTCTTCTTCGGCATATTCTTTTGCGTTCTCTTTATCGTCAGCATCAACACCTTCGACATCATATTCTTCATCGCCAACTTTGAATTTATCATCACCTTTAGCGATAGCCTCTGCTCTTGCAGCACCGAATGCATTTCCTTCTTCAACTTCTTCCTCTTCTTTTGTTAGAGGGAATTTCTTACCGTTAAATTCAAATTCATCAGCACCTTCTTCCATTGCTTTAGCTCTTGCTGCAAAGAATGCATTACCTTCATTAATTACTGATTCGTTTTGGTAAATTAAATTGAAAGCATCTACGATTTTCTGAGCATGTTTGCTTAATCCCCATCCATCTAAATAAAGTGCAATACCCTCAACGATACCAATACCTGACCATCCAGCTGCGCTAGATATTTTGACGTAGTTATCATCTAAGAACCTCTTGATTGTCTTAGCACCTACTGGAATTTCTATACCACCTAGATTCTCTACTTTAATCATCACTGTTCTAATTTTACCGCCTAACGCCTTTCCTACGGGTTCAATGTAAGAATGGAAGTTAGCGTCTTGTAGTGCTTCCATAAGTAAATACTTGATTGCACCTAAGTGTGTAGTTTCATCTCCAGTTAGAGCTGAACCTTCAATCATAATACCTTCTAAAGTCTTAGCAACTTTCTTTGCGTCTTTTACATTACCTTTAGATGGTACGAATTTTTCGTTAATAACAAGGTGTTCAAAAGCTGGTTTTAATTCTCTTGGCTCATCATAAGTATCTGCCATATACCATTTGCCATCTCTTTCGTCATATAGGTAGACAAATTCTGCGCCACCATCATACTCAGCATTTTTGATATACTTTGCAACATCCTTTGCGTCGCCTTTCATTGTAACTTTATCTCCGTAGAATTCTATTTCAGAAAACTTTGGTTTCAAGTAAGAGGCACCTCCTTTCTTAAGAATGTTCTTAACTGCACCAACATTCATGTAACCTTTCTTAATTGTAGGTAACATGTGGTCTGGATAACCATCGTAGTGCATATACACTGATTCGATTTTTCCTCTCTTGTTGATAATACCGATTTGAGAACGTGTACCTTCTTCAATAATAGCAATTGATTCGCTAATCTCTGAAGCACCTAATTTTCTATAGAAAGAGTTTCTCTCTTCTTCGTTTAGGTCTTTTATAGAAGTTACACCAAATTCGGCTAATAATGTTTTAAATTGATCTGCTGCTTGATTTCTTGCAGCGCTTTGTTCTTCCTCTAATTTCAGAGCAGCGGCTTTTGCACTAGCTGTTGTGAAATCTTCAAAAGATTGTAGTTTTAATGAACCCATTTTAAATAAATTTGTTTTTAATACTTTACTATTGTATTATATATCACCGTCAAAAGTAACATTTTTTACCTCAAACGGGAACTTCTGCTCTCTATAGATCTTCTGGCGAGCCTTAGAGTGTCTAATTAGATAGTTATCCCAGTCTGGTGAGGATAAATCATCTACAAAGTCTATGATATTTACCTCAGATTTAGTGTGGTGTTTTCTTAAACCACGACCAATTGATTGTCTAATAATTACTTCTGATTTGAATGATTCTGTGAAGAAGATATTGTGAATTTTCTTAATTGAAATACCTGTAGAGAAAGTACCATAAGATGCTACAATTACTACTTGCGCACCTGCTTCCATCTTCTTCTTGTACTCTTCTCTAATATCTTTATCGGTATTACCATCCACATAATAAATCGGTTTGTCGGAGTCTTGTCTAAGCTTTTCATAGATTCTTTTACCATGTTCGATTCGGTGGAAAAGAACAAGGCTATTCCCACGTACTCTGGCAATAATGTTACAAATGAAAGCCAAGCGACCTGTTGAATTGATGACATAGTTACTCTCGAACTTATATACGTCTTTACTCTCGTACCTGTTTTGCGACATTTCTCTAAAAGCATTCTTTGTTGCTTCTGGTGCATAATCCATCTTAATTACTTTCACATTACAACCAGCAATGTGTCCCTCTTGTTGTAGGAAATTTGCATTAATGTCAGTTACTACAGGACCTGTATGTGCCATTAACGTTAATCTATCTAACGTCTTTGGTTTTGGAATTGTCCCAGAAAGACCAAATCTATAGTTTGCCGCTGTACATTTTTGTAGAATAGTCTTAATAGATTGAGATTTTGCTTTATGAGTTTCATCAATAACCACTGCATCAAACTGTCCGAAATACTCTTTATCCTTCTTAACTAGAGATTGATATGTACCAATTACTACATTTCTACCAGGTCTAATTTTTTGACCAGAATAAATCTGTTGTATTTTGATATTAGTTTGATTACGCCAATTGTAATCCATAAAGTCTTCAGAAGCCTGTACGACTAGAGATACATTAGGTACAATAAACAAGATTCTACCTGCTTTTTCTTTCTCTAACATATATGCTACTGCCATAAATGAAATTAGAGTCTTTCCTGCTGAAGTAGCTAATTCACTAAGACATCTTCTGAATTTTAAGATATTAAATGCTGCATCGAGCTGATAATCTCTAGGTTGTATATCATTACCTTCGAAATACTTAGATGCCCACTCTTCAAATTCTTCTTGCTTAATACTTTTATCAAACAATGAAGTTACACCATTTAATTTTAATTCGAACTTATACTCTTTAGCCAGATCCATTACGTCTTTCCATAAACCGGATGGGATCCATTTGTCATCTTTGATGTACGAGATATAGCCATCCCATAACCCTTTCTTCACAAGTGGGTGGAATCTCCAGTTTTCAATTCTACGATTAAACGTGATGTTGAGCTGTTCTATCTCTAGCTCACTAGCCTCGTCTATACGCAGAAACTGCTTATTATCTGTAAGAGTAAGTTCCATTTTTATAGTCCGTTCAGAGACAGTCTATTTCTGATAGCAAAGCCCATATTATCTAGGGTCTTCACAGAATCTCTATAAAATTCTAGTTGATTTTCTAAATGTGATAAAATCATATTCTCATCAGCTAAATCATTTTCAAGAAACTTTTCTTTTTGTTTCTCACCTAGCTTATAGTCATAGTTATAGTATCTGATATATGCTTCTCTATACCTAGCAGATACCACTGTCTTTTGTTCCTTAATTTTTACGTTGAGATATGCAATCTGATCTACTATAGTCTGTCTAGTAGACAGAACATTAGCGATTACTTGTTCCATACCATCAACCTTCTTAAGACCTTTTGCAAGTGCTCTAATTGTATTAGACCATTCTAGTCTTTGTGCACTTAGCTTTTGGTCTAAGGCTTGAATCTTTTCTTTACTCATATTACTTATATTAGAACAGAGACTTTTTGTTTGGATTATTCCTAATAAATTTTGCAGCCTTTTGGCCTTTCTTTAATTTAGGTTTCTTCACAACAAATTCAGCACTCTGAACATTATCCTCTAGGTCTTCTACATTAAAGTCAATAATTAACTTATTGTGTTTAAACCCGTCAGATCTCTTAAAAAAATCTTCTAATTTATCTTCCATATCTTTTAAACGTACCATAAGTCTAATTGGCTTGATGTAAAATACTTTTCAATTTGTTTCCATGCATCTGATTTTTGCTGGTAACATACTTTCACCAAGTCATTTAGATCTTTGATGTTATATGTATCTAGCTTAAAATCATCTAGAAATTTAGACCACATAAATACTGGTCTACCTTTCCTTAGTTTCTCTGCCATTTTCTTTTTACCTGTAGCATCATTATCAAACATATATCTGACAGTTGCCATTTCATCAAATTCATCAGTACTTCGGCCGGCAGTAGCTAGTGCTAATGAGTTATGCATAAACTTAGCATCGAGTGGACCTTCAAATAGAGTAACTGGTTGTTGAAAATTAACCTGCATAATACCGAATAGTGTTGATGCCTTTGCTAGTTTATTTAATTCTTCTTGTGGTAAATCAAGTGGTTTATTCCACTCTTCATATAATTTAGGTAGGTCATAGGTTAAATACCTAGAACCATAGCCTTTCATTCTTCTGGATTGTGCGCCGATAATCTTACCTTCCATTCCCTTATTTAATATCCAGAGTCTATTGCCTTTAGGGGAGAATAAGAATTCATCTGCTTTATTATGTAATAATCTATCTTTAAGTTGGAACCATATCCAGTCACCTGGTTCAATTTCTTTAGCGCCAAATATACTTTTAAAATCTGCTATAGTTAATGACTTCTCTTGGACGCTTGCAAGTGAAGCATTTTGTAATACTTGTTCTTGAGTAACCTGAGTCTTATTGGCTTTAATATAGTCAATAATAGTAAATGAGTCACCTGTGTTAGGCATTCTCACTTGATGGTCTTTTAAGAATGTATGTAGATTTGTGTGGTGTGAACAGTTATAGCAGTGATACTGTAGAGTGTCCCAATACATATTGCCACGTTTCTTAGTGTCATCTGTACTGGAATCACCACAATAAGGACACGCCAGGGTTATACGCCCTGGCATGTCTTTAAGTAGTTGCTTATTAGGAGTAGAATGGTGTTCTACACAAACTTGTTTTAGTGCACCTTTTATTCTAGTCTTAAGCTCCTCTGTTAGTTGTATGTTCTTAGAGGTTGAGGTCATTTAAGAACGAATCTAAATCATCATCTGTGTTAGCTTTCGCTGGCGCCTCTTCTGTTTTCGTAGCTGTTGCTGCTACTGCTGGTTCTGTTTTAGCCTTAGCTGGTTCAGCCTTTGCAGGAGCTTGCTTTGAAGCAGGAGTTGCAGTTACCTCAGCGATTGAGTCACCTGGATTAAGATACATTCTTAAGACGTTGTTAACGAATGCTCTTGTATCTTCATCCCATGCTTTGTAATCATAGCCTGCAAGTGAAGGAGCTGCGTCTAATTCTTCTTTGATAGAAGCCATCGTCTCTTTATTTCTTTCTGCTGGAGTTTCGCCCATTAAGACTGCAGATTTATTAGAAGAGAATTTAGACTTGTCATAGTTATTATACTCACCTTGTCTTGTGATAACTAACTCAAAGTTCTTACCTTCGAAAAGGTCGAATACTTGTGTTGGCTCACCAAAGTCAGGCTTTAACTCAGAGTCAATCTTCTCTTTAATCTTGTAACCGAATTTGAATACTTTGTAAGTACCCTCTAATTCTGGGTTCTGCGGATCTTTGATAATCTTAATAAGAGAATAGTATTGTTGACGTCTCTTAAGTTTCTCAGACGACTTTCTGTCTACGGCAGAGTCAGACTTTCTCAATTTCCAGAATACATCTGCAATTGGACAGTGCTCACCGATTGTCTGTGGAGAGTCAACTAATTTTCCGTCACCGTTTGAATTGGTCAACCAGTGTACGTACTTTTGAATCAGAGATTTTCTTGGGTTCTCTGGATTAGGTACAAATCTAATTAAAGCTTTGTATGTGCCGTCTTTACCGTCGTCGGCTGTAGGTTTGTAAACTTCGTTTACGGTTGTTCTTTCAGGCTGATGCGTTTCTACGTCTTCTACGCCTAAGTTAAAAATGTCAAATGAATCACTCATAATACTTAAAATTGTTTAATAAAATGTTAATACTCGAAATTACGTTAATGTTCTTTCAGTTCCTTATAGTTGTACAATAATCAATAGTTTCAGTCTAATGTCAAATAAGCTGGATAGTTACCAGACCTTGGGTCTGTAGGTAATTCCTTCCATGTCCCGTTCTCTTGCTTAATCAGCCCTGATTTGTGTAGCAACTCCTCACGTTCTTGATTCGTGATTGCGTTGGCTTCCACCATTTGTTTGAGAATTCCACTGAGACGGAAGTAGTCCGCTGTAATCAACATATTGTCTGTACTTTTGTTTATTCTACTTATTATATATCTGTATTTTAGTTTGTTTCTTGATTAGTACTGTTAATAACTTTTGCAAAATAGTTGCCAAAAAGTTTTCTAGTGTCAGATATTTTTATTATATTAGTACTGTAATTAAAACGTTAAACTATATGGAAAATATCGAATATCTAAGTTCAAGGAATAAAGACCTCCTTTTGATGGGGGCTAAGACCACTGGAAGCTTTCTAGAGGGTTTTCACTACGTAAATGAAAGTTTATACATCAACGAATCAGACGAGCTCTACGCGTTCTGTGAGTTCATTGAGAACGAGATTGGTGGAGCAGGTCCAATCAACATCGACATGCTTTGGTTAGGTTTTAAATATCCTGAGTCTGAGTACTTCTCTAATGAATGTGCTAAAATTAAAAAGGATATGGAAAGAATTAATGCATACTGTTAATATGAAGCAAGAAGAGAAACCATGTGTCATCTGCGGTGGAGAAATCGTAGATGACTGGGGACATAACCCACAACCTATTAAAGAAGAAGGTAGATGCTGTGATACTTGTAATTTCACTATCGTTCTACCTGAAAGAATTAAGTTAGCTTACTCAGCTTAAAAACTTTTTTTGAGATTTATTGTAGTTTTTTGAAACTGTTTCTGGGAAGTCGCATATAAGTTATGATTTTAACCCTCAGGGAAAGATTAGTACCCCAGGGGCTTGGAAGCAGAGACTAGGTCAGTTTGGCAATTTTCCCTCGAGTTGAGTTAGCAAGTAATGGTTAAGAAACCAAGCGTCGACTAGGTCATCAAAAGGCTTCGGAACTTTTTTCACCTCGCCAATCTCAGAAACACAATACTTATATAGCGGAGTTTTAGCTAACTCAGGAGATTCGCAAACATTATTTAGAAACGCAGTCCAAAGTGCGGCTTTATTCATATTACCTTTTCCAGCATGTTTCTTAATCGTAGTCGGTGCAACAGTTAGAATATCTTCGACACAAAGCATTTCCATCATTTGATGCTTTAAGATTGCAGCTCCTGCTGCCATGTCGATAATGTTATTTGTTCCCATCTTTGAACCGTAAGATGAGCCCTCGAAAGCAATATAATAATCTTTTGTTGAGCCGATTATATTGACTATTTCAGATATAATATCTGTAGCCATTTCTCTGTATCTCTTGATTTTTGCGAACTCGTTCTTAGAGTAGTCACCAAATTTTGTTTTCCAATCTGGTTGATGAAATAGGGTTACGTCTGAGAATGTGCTTATTTCTTCTTGTCTTCGCTGTTCAGCTTTTGTGCCAGTGCCAGCTTTAAGATATGAGATAAATTGATATTCATTCTTGTCAGATGTCCAGATACAGATACCAGGGGAATTAAGCGAGAAGTCAACTGTTACTAAATTCAAATTAGATTCTTTTACCCATTGCAGCACCTAGGGCAGCGCCAACTAAACGGGAGGTTAATAAATCGTAGAATATACCTTTCTGAATACCAAGTACTTTAGCAACCATCTTACCCATAGATTTTCCTAGCGCGAAACCAGTTAAACCACCGATAATAGAACCTAGAAGACCTTCATTTACTATATCTTCTTCAAGTCTATCTAAGTCGAAAGAACCATCTTCATTTTGATATTGTTGTACGAACTCTTCTAGAGCTGCGTCAACTTTTTTCTCTAATTCAGGAGTCCAATCAGATTCTAAACCCTCTTGCAAGAGTTTCATATCTGTGTCCGTGATTTTAGCTTCAACTAAGTATTCATTAAATGTTTTCATAATGTATATATCTTTTAATCTATTTCCATTCTTAAGTTAAACTTATTGTAGAAGAAGTTAACTTCAAAAGTAGCGAAGTCAGCAACATTTTCTGCCATGTTAAGATTTAACTCGTTGATTGAATTCATAATTATTTTCTCGAATTGCATAAAAGCAACTGATGAACCTTCAGCATCTAGAACTCTAAGAGTCATAGGTTCAATATAAGGTTTTTTAGTAGTTCGAGCATAATAGTGGAGTAGAGTATCTGTCATAATCCAGTAATTAATAAAACCATCTAATAACTGCATTGTTACCGTGAATTCTCTTTGTACTGTATTTTGAATTGGCACTGCGCCTCTATGATACCTAGTTGTACCATCATTATCTGCTTGAGTAATTGGGTCAAAACTTATACCTGGAATACTTACACCTTGAATTGAGTAATTAATAAAGTCAATTGGCTCTGCTAATAGATTACCAGGTACTTTGTTTAAATACTTCTTGTACTTCTCAGCTACTTCCTCAGGGACAAAACCTCTAGGGAATCTAAAATCGTATGAATTGTTTCTGCTATTTAAAATCATTATCCAAGAGTGAATTTACCTTTAGTTACCATTGACTCGTCAGCTCCGTTATCTATACTGATATAGAAATCTCTGTTTACCATACCTCTAATAGTATTAGCATTCTGTTCGTTAATCTTAAACAAGACTTCACCTTTACCCATATCTATTTCTTTATTGAAGACATGGTTGAACTTCAATTTAGTTTTACCATCATTGAAAGTTAAGATAACTAGTTCTGCATTCTCAAATGATACTAATTCGAAATCATCACCTCTTTTCTTAGCGATTACAAATTTAATATATGTTGAAAAAGGAGGAATTGCGATTGTTAAATCACCCTCGTTTACAAACTCAGTTGTATCAAACTCTTCAACTTCAGCAAATAACTCTACACCTCTACCACCACCGAAACCAGAACCAGCTCCAGAACTTATACTCTTAAGATCTACTCTAGCACTAGAAGCGATTACATTATGTCTCTCGATAAATGAAGGTACAAACTTAACTGAACGTGGCAGGTTGTCTGTAATAAAACCAGAGATTGTTTTGTTAGAAGAAAGACTTGGCAATATATTGTAGACTTCTGTCATGATATTTGGATTATCAATCTTAAGTGCTGATAATCTCTTACCATATTTAGCAGGGTTGTTTACAGTTAAAGCTGCTTTCTTTACAATTTGTGTATTATCTGTTTGGTTGTAAATTCTCATCGTAACATCTATTGAGAAGTTTACAGCCACATTAGCGTTTTGAATTACAGGTCTGAAAACTAAAGGAGTACTGAAATCTTCATATTGTGTAAATGTTGTTCCACCTGTTTTAATAAATGAAGTACCTACTTGTTCGAATACCTCTACTTCAAAGATAACCACTATGTCATCAGATGAAGTTTGTATTCTATCTAGTATATGTCCCTCGAATGCTGCAATAGAATTATCTTTCTCTCCGTAGATATTAAAGTAATCTCCGTCTGTTGCATCTTCTACCGTAACTGTGAAATCTACAAACTCATCTTCTCTAGGAACTGTAAATACATTTTCTTCTCCAGTATAAACATAGTCGAAACCATTAATAGTTTTTAAACTATCTAGAAGTGCAAATCTAATACCGTAATTTGAGAATGGGTCTAAATCACTTGAACCTACACTACCATCTCCATAAAATCTATCTGTGAATTCTGAGTTCTGTCCAATTAAACTAGGAATCTTAATGTTAATAAACTTAGACCACAGAGTTTCACCTAAAATAAATGGCTTAGGATTAGAATGCTCATAGTTACTCTGATTTAAGTAGACTAATTGAGTTAAGAAATTTTTAACACCAGTCGTTCTACCAGCAGTTACTTCAAATAGAAAGCCTTCATAACCTCTAGCTGAAAAACTAAAACCAGATCTTAAGTGTAGTCTTACAGTATCATAAAGAATAAAGTTGATATTCTGAGTTGCTTCTGTTTGATAATTTAAAAGATCTGCCTCATTACCTCCTGGCCAGTCAACTGAATTATTAATAAAGTTATGCATCTCATAGTTACCTGTAGAGTCATAACCTAAAAGTGCATATTTAGTTGCATCTTCTCCAGGTACATTAACTCCATGGTATCTACCAATAGTCTGATTAATATCGTTTCCAGTAGCTTCATCTGGTGAAGCAAATAGAGGATTAGCTCTAGTATCTACTATAACCTTACCACCGATTAAACCAGGATATGTATATTCTACTGTACCGTTTGTGTTCGGAGTAAATTCACCTATTTGTGTTGTAGGTGAATAAGAGTAAATACCTAAACTACCTGTAATAGTAAATTGAGCAGGAGCAGCAAGAGCACTTAAGTCAAACTTATATGTCTTACCGTTCTGTAATAATAGAGTTCTAGCAGCAAAGTTTTCTACCGCTATATAACCAGACACACTAGTTACATCAAAATTCACTACAGCAGAACCTAGCTCATTAATTAAATGTCTAGTTTTAAATGGATCTTGGTCCACTGTGTCCAAGAACATTACTTCACTACCATTATCATCTACCTCAATACGATACTTCTCTGCATCGCCTTGGTCATGGTAGATAAACTCAAGTAGAATGTCCTGGTCTATCTTATAGTATCTTGATGATTGCGCCATGTTTTAAAATTGTAAAAATTTAGGTGACCAGTAAAGTCCAACACCAAGTGAAGGGCCGGTACTAATTACCTGATTATTATTTAAGTTAACACCATATCCAACACCAAAGCCTATTAACCATCTTGATTTCTTCTCAGCCTTTCTGTTTAATCTAGTATTGACTAAATTTATATTTTCAATATCTCTAATCACTAACCCTGGATACGAAGTAGATAATTTAAGTCTGTCTGCTCCATCTTCACCAGCTTCAATTGCAGCCATCAGGCTTAGTGTTTGCTTTAATTCAAATTGTGTGTTTAAGACTTCGAATTTTCCAAAGTCATATTTTACCGTCGAGAAACCACTTAAGATTCTTGAGTTACCATTACCAAAATCTTTTTCTGAATTAAAAGTAATTCTAGTTGTAGTAGTATCAATTGTCTCTGTAGTTGTCGATACGTCTAGGCTATCTTTAATCTCTAATTCTGCAGAAATTAAAGAGTTAACCTCTTTCAAATCTTTATTTAACGCGAGAGCCTTTTGGTATCTCCTTGTTAAATTCTTCTGACTCTCTTCAAGCTGTGATAGGTCAAACTCAAAAGATCTAATCTCAGCTAGCTGGTCGCCATTCTCATTTCTTAGTACTTTAACAGAGTCTTGAGCTGCTTTGTAGTTATTTAAACTTCTATCAGCATCCTCTTGTGCAAACTTCACGTCTTGTTTAAGATTAGAAATTTGGTTACACTGTCTAAGAAATAGCATAACGAAAAGAGCTCCAGCAATAAATGTTACTAGAGTCTTATTCGAGAGTATGTTTTTTATTTTGTCTTTCATAATTTATTAATTCTGGAGTACTCCTTGGTCATCAAACGTTACGTCACTATTATCTGTCATAGCGATTGAGTTACCAGCTGGATAACCCGCTGCGTTCAAGTTCAGATCACCTGCAGGGATAATTTCAATTGAATATGAACTACCTCCTTGACCACATGGTGCTAAACAAACTTCTTTCCATTCAAAGTTACCCTGAACTGCTGAAGGTACTGAGACTTGCAAAACATTATTAGCAGTCCAACGTAATAGACCCGCTTCAGTTGCAGCAACGCTACTTGTTGGTAACTTGAATAAAGAAGTGGTACCTTGAAAATTCATCTTAGTACCTTCACCGATTTTGAATTGATCGGCATCAATCATAATTTGTGTTTCTAAACCAGATGGATTATTGAATGAAGGTCCGAACTTATACCTTACACCAGCTCCTGTTTCATCATTTAATGCACTGTAATCTGCAGACTGAACATCTATTGCTGAATTACCATTACCATCAGAGTCTCCGTGATAGAATGCTAGGTAAATGTCAGATGGTGCGTTACCACCAGCAGCATGTTTACCTATTGTTAAAGTAGATGAAAAGTTGATTATACCATCTTGGTTTTGTACTTCATCGAAAGTCTGGTCACCTAAGAAGATAGTTGGATGATATACATCTCCTTCTAGTTTAGGCTTAAGAATATCATAATCACCTGAATTAGAAGCAATAACCTTCCAACGAGAAGTAACGGCTCCTGTTTCACCTTTCAGACCTGTGTCACCTTTTTGACCCTTTTGTCCCTGCGGTCCAGCTGCACCTTGTGCACCAAGTCCACCTTTCTGACCAGTAGGTCCGCCACCATTTGCAACAATCTGGTCGAAATTATAGTTTATCTTCTCAAACTTAATAGCATCAGAGTCACTAGGGTGTAGTATTTCTTGTATATTGATAGCCATCCTTACGACGTTATTTTTATCATAGGCTTAATTCTATAAGAATAACCTAATCTTTTATTATATATCAATCTAAAATTAAGAGGCTTTTGCTCATGAGCTCTAAAAGAGAAGTTTTGGTCTTGTGCAAAACCTCCATCATCTAAAGCATCAACAGTGGCAGCAAGTTCTATACTAGAGTCCACACCTTTAATTCTTCGAGTGAATAGTTTTATTTGTTGAATTCCGAATAGATTTACTAAGTTTTCATCGATGTAAAGCTCGGCATCATCTTTCAGAGTAGTTTTATCTTCAGCAGAGTCACCAACCGCTACATAATCCTGAATAGTTGCTAAAACTCCGTCTGTAGAAAGTGCTTTTCTAATAGTTGTAGTAATATAGAAGTCCATCACAATTCTTGTTTTATCTTCAAATACAACTACATCTGCTTGATTAGTAGAATTTAATAATATATCTTCTTGTTCTTCTTCTGAATCAACATTATTAATTGAGAAATTAAGTAATGTGTAAGAGTCTTTTATCTTCATAATTGTAGAAGATAGGTAAGACTTTTCTTCTTTAGTTTCAAAAGTACCTGGTACTAATTCTGACTCTCCACCAGATAAAGACCTAGTGTAATAGTTTTTATCCCAAGAAGATCTGAATGTATGTACGTCTTTCTTGTCAATTGCAATCTCACCAATTAGTGGGTATAATGGTGGTTTATCTGAAGTTGCAGATAATTTAGTTACACCACTCGCGTTAAACTCATTTACTTTTCTGTAGAAGTGATTTCTAATTAAACCCCATCCTTTATCATGAGCTCCATCATCATAGATAAAGCCTAAGTTTAATGCAACACCACATCTATTGTATCTCTTATAGAAATCTCTAGCTAAAGAAATTTCATCAGCATCGCTTAGAGAATGTTTATACATTTGCTCTTCTAACAGTAATTCACCAGTGTTTGCAGTACTCTGTAGAGTGTTAGTTTTCATGTGAGTATAAACATCTGTAAATGTAATTACAGGTCTAGTATCAACTGTATAACTACTATTCTGTCTAATTAAGAACGGGAAATAAGTTAAACCTTGTGCTAAATCAAAACCGATATTACCAGAGAATAATTTAAAAGATTCTGGTTTGTCGTCATCTTCAACAGTAACTATGAAGGACTCTTTTACAACTTCAGTACCATCTTCTAGCAAGATAATAAACCTATTGTTACTTGAAGTACCATCAGTATCAATTGTTGTATAAGTTACATTGTTAGGTTGTCTTAACAACATCTCTGCCACTTCTTTAGCCGCTAAGCTATCTAATATATTTCTATATGCATTTACACCACCATTTACATAAGTGTATTCAGCGTTATATTGGAATGAATAAGGCATATTACTGAAATCTGCAGCAACAGCATTATTTACACCATCCGTAATATCTAATGGTGGCTCAGATAAAAGTAATGTATCTTGTCCCTCAACAGAAAGTAATTTTAATTGGTATATTCTAGGACCAAACCAAGTTTGAACCTTAACTTCAATAGTACCAAACTCATCTTCTTCATTCTTGTTGATTTGCTCAAAGTATTGAGGTATTGTATCATTACCATGTACCAGACCATTTACCAATAAGTAGTCTGATGAGTTCGGATCCATATTTATATTAATTAAGTCCATCGAACCATCTAACTTAATATCTGAGAAAGCAAAAGTATTTTGTTCACCTTTCCAAACTAGAGAGTGGTTTAACTCATAGAGTAATTTTCTATTCAAAGATCCATCTGACCATAAGTCATCTAAATTTAAGTTGATAAAGAATACAACATACTTGAACTTCTTGTTTTGAATTACTTCATAAGATACATCGTTTGTTTCTTGTGCAGTTCTAACGTTTAGTAGAATACTGAATCTATATCCGTTAAACTCTGGAGATCTTACGAAATCTGCTGGGTTATCTTCTATAAATTCCTTTCTATTCTTAAAGATAACTTTTAAACCTTTAAATATAGTAGTTGCAAACGCTTTGTTATTACCACCATCTACTTTAGTATATTTCTTTTGTAAATTAGTCTTAACAAAAGTCTTATACGTGTTAGGAGCTTTACACTCAAAACCTTCTGTTACAAAGAATCTATCAAAGTAATCAAAATTAGTATCTTTAAAAATAGAAGGTGTAATTTCAAAACCATCCATAAAGTTAATATAGCTAAATGAATCATTTAATCTATAGAATGGACTTGAATTTGTACCTTGGTTTTCTTTTAAATACTTTGGTAGATTATTAAGGTAGAACCATTCATGTGTCATACCTAATCTGTTTCTACCATCAGAAGTTAAATCTGGCGCGAAATTAGATCTACCGAAAGCTTCATTTGTATTTAAGTAATATGGTTGTTCTCTTACAGTCTTAGTATCTTTTAATACCCACTTATTAATTGTAGGTACTACTCTAGAAGTAACTGCATATTGTTTTAAGTAGTTCTCTTGTAGTCTATCAAACTCACTAGTTACAATACTATTATTATCGGCATCAGTAACCTCCTCTTGTAGAATATCTTGTAGTCCAGTAAAGTAACTAACAGGATCTGTAGTAAACTCATTGTTTTGTTTATCACCGAATGGGTAAATATCATTTTGATTATCTGTCTCCGGTTCGTATGCTATATTAGCTGGAGTCTCGTACTGTAACTCTTTTAAATCTGAGTTTGCAGTGTCATAGAAATCAAAGTTCATATCGTGAATATCAAATGCAGAGAACATACCCAGTCTTACTAGGTTATCTGCATATATCTCAATCTCACCAGACTCAATCGTGTTTACTTTTTCTAAAATTAATTTATTGTATTGTAAAGGTAATCTCTCAATATCATCTACAATATCAACTATCTTGTTGTATATTCCCGAAGACTTAGTCTCAATAAAGTCGCCTACATTAACATCACTTACTGAATCTAAAGTAACTAGAGCAGATTTACCAGTGGCATTACCTCCTGAGAAATAATAAACTGCACTATCAGTTAACAATGTAGCACTACTTGTTGCATCTTTAAATAACCTTAGTTCATTTAATGTATCTAGGTTGTTTGAGTCTATACTAATCCATTGGTTGGCATTAGAGTTAGGTATTGCAATACCAGCCTGTAGTAATCTATAACCTTGTACATCCGTCTTAACATATAAATGATCTGCTCCATCATAGGTTAGAGCAGTAAAGCCATTATCAACTGAGTTAATAGACTTTGCAATTGCAGTTGCAATCTCAGCGTTTGTTCCTAGTGCTGAGAAATTAGTAGAATTAAAAGTACCAGCAGATAAAGTAGTAGAAGCTCTAAAAGTATTGTTCTCTAAATCATAAGGTATTTGTAGTTCTTCAAATCTAAAGATAGAATTGAAATTACCTTGACCAGCTATCTGCGGCATTAGAGGATATAGAGAAGCTTTCTTCTCATATAATACAATAGAAGTATCAGTTTCCTTTTCGAAAACTACATTTAAGTTTTCTAATAATTCAGTATAAGTCCATGTAAGAGAAGATATACTAAAGAACATCATACCTAACTTAACATTAAGGTCTTCAACTAGATCAGCAATATCTGCAGTTGTAGTTAATCCTGTCATATTGTATACACTTCCACTTCCAGGGTTTCTGAGCGATATTGTAAGCTGATCTCCAGCCGAATATCTAGTAAACTTAAGTCTATATGCCTGTTCTTTAGAAGGGAAGATTGCAAACTGGTCATTAATTGCCGGTGCACCAAGTACTGTAACTTTTACAAAGTCACTACCAGGGTCAACATTAGTTACCATGTCTATTGAATTACCAGTTCTAGCCAATTTAACTTCAGCAGGTATTGCATTACCACTGTCTTCTACATTTACCTCTAGATTACTAGTATCATAGAATGTATTAGCATTAATCTTATAGAACTTCTCAGATATATTAGCATAACCTAATGTAGGTAATTCATCAATTAGTTTAAAAGATGGGATAGCCGACTTAGGGTCATTGTTAATATATGAGTTTAGAGTTTTAAATCTTAACTTACCACTATTAGCAGATTCTAGAGTACCATACCCTGAATCAATGTCGTTTACATATATTCCAAAATATCTATTAACAGAGTAGTCTGAAGTCGTATTATCATCAAACAAGAACTCTAAGTTCATTAAATTAGCACAAGCTAATGAGTTTCTTTCAAAACCACCTGTGATTAAATTATTACTTGCGATTAGAGTTTGGTCTTGTCTTACAAAATCTTTATGTAGGTATTCACCTTTACTAGTGAAACCACCTTTCTTAATATCGATACCATTGAATGAAGTTCTTTCATTCTGATCAAAGTTTACAGTGATTGGGTTTTTAGGGAATGACTCAGACTGAACGTGGTTTCTAATATAAGTACCTAATTCAGAGTCTCTCGTTAAGTCAAACGTCTTTACAATCTCACTGTTATTTAGAATTTCTTTCATGTTAGCGAAGTTAGAGCGCGTATCAAAATCTAAAGTACCTACTGGATCTTTTACTCTGAAGATAACGAATTTCTGAGGGATATTTTTATCTAACCAGATTGGTGCCATCATTCTAAGGTCTTCCTCATGAAGTTTAGAATAGTTATACACCGTACCGTAGTGATAATCCTCTTCTATTTGATTTTCAAAAGTCTCTTGTACTGTTAGATTAGAGAAAGACTCTTTCGCTAAATATACTTGGTCTGACGGAGTATTAGTATTCATAAAGAATCTAGGTAAATCATAAGACCATTGTCCTGTTTTGCTTAAAGCAAATTTCTTATATTCAACTGATGCTAACTCTTTAGTAGCCTCAATAGATTCGATAAACATTTTACCGTTTGAGTTAACCACTAATTTAGCATTAGTTGATAGTTTTGGGTTCGTTCTTAATAGAGGTTTAGATAAATCATCTAACTGATAGTTCTTCTCTAACTTAAAGTTAGGTACTGATCTGTTAATTATCTCAGCATTATCTACTGTAGCTAGAGTGTACGAGCCAAGAGGTGTCTGTCCAGTTACACATGCGTTACAGTCTGTATATCCATAGTTAATAACAGCACCAGAAGTAAGACCTAAGTCTACTGCATTTATCTCTAGTGGTCGAACATCATTACCTTGATATTCTGCCATAAGGCTTATTTGCTCAACAGCATCTTCAATGTTTACTCCTTCAAGACGATGCATTATTTGCATACAACTTATTAGTGTATCTCCACCGATAGTCGATTGGTCCTCTGCATTCATGTTGCCAAAACCGTTCGCATAGACTGCAGCATCTACAAACTCTTTAATATATGATGAAGAGCCAGCCTCTTTGGTATGTAGACCATCTACAATATACAGTGGCCAATAAGGTATTCCATTTTCTATTTTAGCAACACATGAGTAGAAAGCATAGAATATATTAACTCTTGAGTCAGAATTACCTTGAACTCGGTAAGTAGTATTACCTGCTGGTCTATCGAACTGCGTTGAGCAGCTTCCTAGCTGTATACCTGGACCTCCTACAGTTAGAGCTAAATAGTCTGGTGAGTTCGGATCCGTATTTACACCCAACCATCTGTAGTCAGTATTATAGCCAGATGAATTATCATTCTCAAAGATAGCAAATTTCGAGTTGGTTTGGTCAAAGGTCGGTAAGCCGTTGTTGTCTGTAGATGAAGGTAAGAAAACTGTTGTAGGCCAAGAGCCTTCATAATCTACCTGAGTAGCTAATTCTTGAGTAGTGTAAATCATTAGCTGATTTTGCAATGCATACTCTAACTTCTCTTTATCGCCAAGTTGGTCAACACCATCTTGGTTGTCTGCTCTAAAGTAAATAGTAGCTAATGTTAATTCAGCTTGTTCACTAGTACAACCAGTGTCTACTCGCTCTCTATCATTTGCGTTATACCATACTTTAGCTTCGTAAGTTTGGTAAACAATTTCATCAGGACATGTATTCTTATATAATGCAAGTCCATTCTGATCTGTTACTGGTTGGCCCTGTACATCTGTAACTTGAACGAATTGACCGTTAACTATCTCAAAGTAGGAGCCTCCTTCAGATGGAGTTCTATAAAAACCATCTGGAACAATTACCGAACTTGGTATAGAACTAATAGGATTGCCTGCATAAAAGTTTGCATTAGCCTCGTTTGTAAACAGAGTACCTGTAGGAATATCATTTACCCTAACATCAGTTACCTGTTCTAAAGTAGCATTATTTACATTTGTTGTATCTACGACATTTTGCCATAGGGTAGCCTGTTCATAACCTCCAACATGACATACACCATCAGCATCGTCTGAATAATAACCTATAATTGGCCAAGCATTACCTGTAGATATAGAACAGTTAACAGTTGAAATAATTACACCACTAGTATCAATTTGTAAAGAAATAGTTGTAGGAGTTCCACCTATATTTTGAAATACTGATAACCACTGTGCGTTAGTTGAACTAGAAGAAACCTCATTACTTACAGTTCCACCACTATTATTAGCGGTTTGGTAAATAGAATCTCCTGCTTGTAATTCTGCGATAGTGGTTGCTTGATTAGCAGCATCTAAATATGCTGCAGTAGTTGTAGGAGTTGTACATGCTATTTCAGCAGAACTAGCGAATACGTTTGCTCTTTGAATCTGTACAATTGGTACAGGAGTTACTTCATAAGAGAATGTGATAGGGTGGTTACTAGCAGGGCTTACACCATATTGATCTGCTACAGTAATTTCAAATGTTACAGTCTGAGTTTGACCCTGTGTCATTCCAGTTAAACTGGCTGCATAACTAACAACTAAACCATTGATAGAAACATTACCACCACCAACTTGGTTTTGAACCGCTAATGTAATGTTACCGTCTCCATCGTCATCGGAAATAAAAGGAGCTAGGTCAACATCATTTTGGTCGTATTGGTTAATTTGATATGAACCTGTAGTCGGAAAGTTCTGTTGTGAAACTACCGGAGGGTCATTACTCTCTGATAATAGAGTAAATGTAACTGTTGCAGGAGCAGCTGCAAACTCACCTTGGTCGTCCTCGACAGTAATATAAGCTGTTTCATTTATGTTACTTTGACCTACACCTAAATTAGTGCCACTAGGTTTTGATAACGTAAATACAGTGTTGCCGATGTTAGAGTTACTAGCTAAGTCTACTTGTGATAAACTAGGTAATCCTGGAAATGCAATTCTTGCACTTGGATCGTCATTTGCATTAGTCCAGTAATAATTTAAAGTACCAAGACTCTCATCTTGTGGGTTTCCATTAACAACAGAAGCTACATTAAATTGAGTTGAAGTACCCTGAGTACCATAACCATTTACAGAAACACCAAAACTTGAAATTGTTGGAGCAGTGTTCGCCGGTGGACCAACTGTGATTGTAATAGTCTTTGTTAGAGTATTACCATCCGAGTCTTCTGCTGTATACGTGAATGAATCTGTGGCATTACCACTAGCACCAAAAGTTGGATTAGGAGTATAAATTACAGTAGGTTGTCCATTATTAGCATCTAAAAAATCACCTACACCTAGAGCTACTTGGTTAGCAGTTAAGTCATATAGAGTACCATTTGGTGGTAAACTTGCTATCTTAATAGCCGGCATACCGTCTTGAACATCACTAACAGCTTGACCTCCTAGGTTGGTAAAGTCAATTTGTAAAGAGTTACCTGTAATTACGGAAGCACTTTGCCAATCCCATGCTACTAGTCCAGTACCTGATTGTGTAATAGTTATAGTACTAGAAGTTACACCATTATCATCTGGGTGTGATAGGATTATGTCGACACTTCTATCATTTGTGTTAGGATTACTGACTGAATATGTATATGCTGGAACGGTAATGTTTAATGAACCACCACTTGGAGTCCCTCCGTTTTGAACAAACCCAACATCACCTGCAGCAGTATTCCAGTTAGTCTGATTGGTAAAACCAATGTTGTTACTTATGCTTAACGCCTGGCTCGCCCCAGTCATCTGGAATGTTCTTATGTTACTTCCACCTGCTGTAGCAACAGTTAGAGCAGAATTATCATCCCATTCAATATCAAGTTGCGCCGTTGATGTATCAGCTATCGCAATAGACGCTAGCGTGCCATCTGTTAGTTGAACTGTAAAAGTCTCATTACCTTCATTTGTCTGGTCATCGGCTGTAACCAGGTTAATCTCTATTGGGTTTGTACCCAGTGTAAAATCTAATTCTGCTTGAGTATTTGACGCATTGTATTGGAATGGCCATGAATTAAAATCAGCCGAAGTCGCACTACCGCCAGTTGTTAGAATAGGTTTCATTGATGGAGTTCCGGTCTCTGTAACTATTATCTTAAAAGGTACATTCTCATTAACAGTAGAGACTTGATTACCATTTAATAGTTCAGTACTAATCTGGTATGTTGGACCTAGTGTTACAGAAACAACTTCACCTAGAGCAGGTCCACCACTACCAGAGAGGTCTACACCAGATATTTCAACAACCTTGTTTGTAGGGGTTGGCCCATCATTTGCATCATCCGATGTGTAAAAGAACTCATTACTACCACCATCACCACTAAATGCAGTTGTATAACCTGTATCGGTATATAGAATATCTCCAACTGCTATTGAACTAATAGACTGGTAATGCAATGTAGTATCGGTAACGCCGAGACTATTTGCAGCTGCAGCTTTATCCGCAGGGCCATTTTCAAATGCTAGTGCAGATGAATTTCGTAGTGATCCGTGAAATATAATTTGTGCCATTCAGTTCTATTCTTATTTGAGAATTTCTTCTCTATTATATATCTACCTTAGCAGGCTGATACATTATATTATCTGAGTAACTGAGCAGCTCTAATAGAGTTTAAGTTCTTACCTTTTGGACCATACTTAGCAAACACTTCTAAATCAAATGAGAATTGTTCACCAAACTTGTCAAAAATATCTAAACCTATTTTCTTAGTGTAAGTTAGGTTGTTGTATGCTAGTCTAGCAAAACCACCAATCCTTCCTGTATCTGTAGACTCGTTGTTGCCAAAGTAATCAGTCATTCTATATTGGAAAACAATATCTACAGAAACTGCGTTAGACTCATTATCTTTTTTTGCGTTTATTTCTTTTTTAGATCTTTTAGTTTCACCACTTACTTTTAATGTGTCCGTGTTAACAGGAGACATGAATAAGAAAGCTCCACAAGATCTACCACCTAATAAATACTGGTCATTAGCATCAAAAGACATTTTAATTGGTCTAACAATTTCAGGTTTAGCTGCAGCTAGAGTAGCGTCATATAAACCTTCACCATCGTGATATGCAACTTGTTGTTTTGCTTTTACCTGATTTGTATTAACATCATAACCAAAGATACTAAAGATAGTAGCACCTGTTGCTTGTGTTGCAGTCTTAGGCATTGAGAAAATCATAGACTTTCTAGTATTAGCTAAATTCATACCAGTACCCGGTACACCATTATAGTCAGTATAAGCAGATTGCCAGATATTTTCAATTAGCGGGTGGTCTTTATGTAAGAATAAACCAGTGTTGTATTGAGTTAGAGTTACGTTCGACGTGCTTGATACATTAATTTTATTCACATTCCAATCAGTTGCCGCAGCGCCTACGTTAGAGTTATTAAAGTTACCTGACCAAATAAAGTTATTTGTATTACCGTCATTCGCAGTTGCACCTGGCCATGGCTGATCGTTTGTATTAGTAGATAACTCATACTCATAGTCGTCAATCGTCGCTGTTTCACCTGCTGTTAGTATATTAAGAGGTGATAAAATGTAATGTGGGTTTTGATTTGCAACATCCATAAATCTACTGTAGATAAACTGACCTCTTCTTTGAGCTGACTGATATGGAGCATCAGATGTTTTCTCAAAATTCTCAGTTGCTACATTTTGATATTGGATAGGAGTTAAATCATAGTTACCCTCTTCTTGATAATAATTATCTCTTTCTACTTTAGTATCAACAGCAGCACCACTTTGGTCATTTAATCCAATACCAAAACCATTTGTAGCAGCTTCACCTGCAGTAAACGATCTATAAGCTGGTTTGTTTCTATCACCAATTAATCTAGAAACTAATTCTAGTTTAGTAGATTTACTATTTTCTAATTGTAGTTTAAATGTCTTAGTAACAATGTGTCCTTTTCTAATTGTTAAGTCTGCAACTTCATCCACATAGTAACCAGCGAATAATTGAGTTGTAGTATCTTTTACAATGTTTGTAACTGTTCCGTCTTCTGCAACAATCTTAACAACCAATTCTCCAACTTCAGCTTCAACAGTACCTTTAAGTCCTGCAATCTGTGCTTCTAATTCAGCAATCTTGTCATATACTGAGATTGGTTTTTGCTCTGGTGATAGGAAACCAGATGCTATATTAGTTGCAACGTGAGCATAATAATTTTCATTTGCAGTAAACGCATCGCCTAAGTGTGTGAATAGGCCTTGAGCAGTTAATTCTTCTGTGATTTGAACTTTAGCAAGTTCAGCAGTATTTTTCTCTACTACTTGCTCAACGTCAGTTGTATCTATTTCTTCTTCTGGGAATGCAACAGTTATTGACTCAGACCAATCAGACATTATTGGGTTTTGAGGATAACCTGCTTCAGAGATAGACTTAATTCTAACCTCTACTAATTCACCTTGGTTAACAGCAATATCTAATTGATTAAAGTTAATTTCTTGTCCATCTTCAATTTTAGTATCTTGCCATGTAAACTTTTTAGAGATATTACCATTATTATCAATAGACTTAGCTCTTTCTCTTACTTTAGTTTTCTTTTCAACCCAGTTTGAGAAGATAGCCTGTTTCTCTCTACCGTTATCTGTAAACTTAAGCTGTGAAGCTTCGGCAGCCTTTCCTGAAGTGGATAGGTATCTATATTGTACAACGAATTGTACTACATTCTGATCTAATGTATCTGCTACTTGTTTTGGAGCTGGAATTGCCCAGAAACCTCTAATTCTATATTTAGGTTTTACTTTAGTAGCATTTGACGCAGCAGCAAGAGATTGAATTTGAGTTACAATAGAGTTAAATAACTTAGCTTCAGAAGCTCTCTCCTCGATTAGAGCATTTAACTCATTCTTGTCTTTATCTTTCTGAACTTGTGACTCATATTTCTTACTTGCAATCTCAGCTCTCTTCTTAGTGATAGTATCATCTAACTTCTTAACAGCCTCATCGACAGCAATTTTATCAGCGTTTAATTTTCTAATTTTATCAGCAGTATCATTTTCACTAACGTGTTTATTGATTTGAACTACTTTAAAGTTATCAGCAACTAGAAGGGGAGCATCTGGAGTTACACCAACTGTTGCTGGTGGGATATTGTCTTCTTTAATTGAAGTAATAAATTTACCAAAGTCTGCTACATTCTCTTTATAGAAGTCTGATAATAGGATAACAGAGCCATCGTCTTGTACGAGCTCTAAATCATTTGTGTAATAACCAATACCTGGTGACCATTTCTCTGCTAAGATCTTAGACTCAGGGTCAATTGCTTTTACGAATAGTAATACTCTTTCATCAAAACCAACTGGAGCCTCAATGTTTAAATTGTTATCTCCAGCTTTAAATACTGCTAGAGAACCTGCACCAATCTTAATTGCTTCATAGCCCTCAACGAGTCTGAGTTCAACCTGACGAGTCGATGCATCCAGCTTGTCAATTACATATCTTGTGTTTTTAGCGCCACCAGTAACCATCAGTTCGTCTCCAACGCGGAGTAATTCAGTCTGATCTAGGTCTTTCTCATTATCTGAGTAAGTTAATTTATCTAAAGTATAAAGTTTGATAGCAGTTTTTATAGTTGCACCATTCTCTACAACTTCTCTCTTAGAGTTTGAGATTGATAGAACATCAAATGTACCAGTATACTGTTGGCTTCTATATGGCATATCTCTCGTCTCTTCATCTACGATATATGCTATATTGTTATTGACAATATCTCTAATTGCAGTTAGATAATCAATGTTATCTTGGTTTCTATAATTATCATTAAAGAAATCTACTGCAACTTGATTTGTACCATCAAATAAAATTCTTTTAACGACAACTCTCTCAGTGTCGTTTGGTATCTGTCCACTCACATCCATGGATGTAGTTAACATTGGGTTTAAGAAATCTTCTACAAAATAGTTAGGCTTAGTAGCAAAAAGAGTTGGTCTTGCTAAAGCTGTAATATCATTTGCTGGAGTCTTTAGAGAAGTAGTGATAATGTTTTGGAAAGTACCATCTGGTAATTTAACCCTAGTACTACCTTTACCTAATCCTGCAAGTGCTTTTAGATTATTGTCTAATCTCTCTAGCTCTTTCTTCATAAAACCAAACCCAGGTACAGATACTAGTTTAGTACCCTCGTCAGTTAAAATCTCTAACGGGATGTCCTTTTGGTTTGTAGTTATCGCTTCATTGATGCGCTCAAAAGTCTTTAGAGAATTAGTGTTAATCTCTAAAAGTTTCTTCAAGGAATTAGATATGGAGTTGTTAGTGTTCATATTATCTTAAAATATCTACTTCAAATACATAGTTAACTGGATCGATACAAACCAGCTCAATGTAAGGTTTATTAGTTAAAAGTTGAGACGGATCTATGTCTGCAATTGCTTGATAGCCGCCAGCTTGGTTAGTCCAAACTTTAATGTTATTGCCAGACACGTCAATAGTATCAATTGCAATCTTGAATACTTGACCAATCTTCCATCCTCTAGTAGAATCGTCAATGTATATATTTAGACTGCTATTAAGTGGGTCTGAACTCAGTAGGTTTATTAAGCTAAATCTATTTGTGTAATCATTTAGTTTAGCCCATACTCCATATTGGTTTGACTGTGTATTATCAAACTGTGCAGATGGAGTTATCTGACCTGTTGTAATTTTTGAAGCTATATCCCACTTGTAAATATCAGATACTGCATAACCATCAACCTCATTGTTGATTTTAATTTTATCAGCAACTGATTTATCTACAGTAGTACCTCTACCTGCAAAGATTACATCTGTATTATATTGTAACTCAACTGGAATTGTACCATCTACCAATTGGTTAATCTTATTATGTGCATTGTTAATTAGGTTTAACAGTGCATTTGAATCTTGTAGTTGTAGTGATGAAGCTGTAAAGTCATCTTCTAGTTCTTTTATTCTAGTCTCTAAAGCAGTAGCTTTCGCAGTACCTAAGACTAGGTTTTCAATAGCATCTAATCTATCTACAACTTTACTATATCTGTTATTAGCTTGTAATAAAAGATCTGTAGCATTCTCTAACGCAGTAGTTGTGTCCATGAATAAGTCCATTGAGAAAGTAGTAAAGTCATTAATACTTGTCTCGACACCTACATTATCTAGAGATGAATTAAATTTAAGATTCAGTTTTAAAGAGAACGCATTACCATTTAAACCAGTAACTTCATTAGGTTTAAATTTAATTTGTTCATGAATTTTTGTACCTGGACCGAAGGCATCTGCAATATCATCTAAGATTAAGATACCATATAGGTTGGTTGCTCTGTTTGCTGGTACAGAAGAGCTATATAAATCGTAATAAACTAAAACGGCATTAAATCTGAACTGTTGTCCAGTTTTTGCATAATCCAATAATGTTTGAACATCTGGATTGTTTTGAATAGCCACATAAGAGGCTGTATCGAAATCAATTTGTACCGAGTTTGTAGAATTCGTTTGAATATCATAGAAAGGACCTGAGCCCAATGTATAATTATCTACTACTGGTAATAAATTGATATTTGGATCTGGATGTGATTGACCTTCTCTACCCTCTACATTTTGTGCATTTACATCCGTAGGGTAAGCTTTAGTTGCAGATGTGTTATAGTCTGTTGGCTTAAACAGCACCTGAGGTGTGAAACCTACCGCTGTTGGCACGTTAATATAGACTTCATGGTAAGTATTGCCTTGATACGCTACGTCGTTCTCAGCGTCAATACTACCTAAATACTTGACTACAGGGTCGTAGTTCGCTCCGCCTAAGATTGCACTATTGTTCTCAGCGTAAGCACCATTTGTACTCTCATTAGAATCTGTCGCTCTAAAATCAATTGCTCCTAATGAAGATAACCACTTAAAGAAAATCTTCTCTGCATCTGATTGCAGTAAGATTGGGTCATAGTCATCATCCTTCAGAAGAATCTCTTCTAAATTCAGAGCATAGTTTTGAAATGTTTGTGCGAAGTCCACATTAGGTTGACCTGCAACATACGCCTGCCCTGAAGGCTGCTTTAAGTTCAGCTCAAAGTCGATAGTATTAGAGTTGTTTACAGACTGCGTGAAATCAGGTAAGTCTAGTAAAGCGAATTTACTAAACTCAAAATTGATGTCAGCACTGTTAAACGCTCTAGTAATATCTCTCGCTGCTGAAGCGAAAGCGTACATCGTGCCACCTTGTGGTTGTGGTATTCTTACTAATGGAGTTGCCATCTACAGTTTCGGTTTAATTTAATTATTATGATATTGTAGTAGCGTAAGCGCTAATTACATACCAAGTGTTCTCAAAGCATCTTAATGTTACAGTTGAGTTTAGTCCGTCTAAAGAAATAGAAGTTGCACCAAGCGTACCTGTTACGGCAGCTGCGGCAGCAGATCTATTAATTAAAGTTACTTCTTGTCCGTCACTTGCGTTTGGAAGTGTGAACGCTCCATCGATAAAGTAAGTACCTTTATCAATAGAAGTAGGAGTTAATTGAACTCCTGTTGCTGGAGCTGCAGCTGTACCAATTACACCTGATTTGATGATTTTACCACCAAAGCTTACAGATGATGTAAAGTTAGCAGCAGTACCAATCGAAGCACCTGAAGAACTAACCGATAGTAAAGTTGTTCCGTCAACAACGTTGATAGCCTGTGCAGTAGCATTAGTTAAACCACTTAATACCGCAGTAGTAGGGTTTAACAATGCAGTTACAGAAGCTAACTCGTCGTTTAACAACTCAAAGTTACTATTGATAACTGGTCTAGAAGATGATACCGAGTCTGTACCTAAAATTTCAGTAATGTTTGCCATTTTTCGTTTATTTTACTTTTAACATGTTGCGTTTTACAACGTTCTTATTGCCATACGTGTCTTCCGCTTCCAGTTGAATCGAGTAGTCACCCGGTTCCTGAAAAATGTACGTGAGCCACATATTATTATAGTATATATCATTGATTTCTGGGTTAGTTATATTCGTGATAGTCCATTTTGGTTTTCTCGCGCCCGGAAATTTAGAAATATCTGTTGATATGGTTAAATGAGTAGACCTTTCTACTTCAGCATAGTCACTAAATACTTTTACATTATCCCAAGTTGGATTGTAATGTACTACATGAACTTCTCCACTGACATTAGATATTGCAGGGTTTGCAGCAGTAATAGTCGCGGTTTCAAAATCATATACTTTTGAATACTCTTGACCTACAGCAAGTATAAATTGAAATTGATCTAAGCCACCAGCATCTTCTGTATCTCCATCATTATCTCCATCTTTAAAAATAGGATTATAGTTAAATTTAGAAATAACAGGATCTGTACTTGCTTCTAATTCATTTGCAATAGTTTCCCAACCAGTTATATGTGTTGCATTGTTTGGAGTTGCAGAAGTAATCGTATGAGTACCTGTACTAATTACATTAGTTACTGGATCTCTATGTGTGATTACTAATTTATCTCCTTGTTCAATCCAATTTATCTTGAACGATGCAGTTAAATCTGGTCCTACTCTCATATTATCCCACCAATTGTGCTCAGTGTCTTTCCATCTAAATGAGCATTCACCCCATTGATATGGTCCTGTTGACTCTGAGTAGCCTGTATCTGAGTAAATATCCATAAATCTTTTTACAGTTGAGAATCTTACACCCTGTTCTATACCTTTAGGGTAATTAGCTCTATCTAAACTCAAATAAAAGGTTGCGATTGTATCTTCTACTTTCTGTGTATTGTCTTGTGGGAAATGCCAATAACCACCTGATTTATCCCAGTCTAAGAATTTAGAGTTCCATGTTGCCACGTTGCCTCTTGTATCTCTTTCTAAAGATTTGTAGATACCATACAATTCTAATTCTTTCAACTTAACATCAAACATATCTTTCTCTTTATAGTAAGACATGTGTCCGAATAAGTCATACATTCTCATTTCTACCGTGTAGCTTCCAACGTATGGTAAAGTAATTGGTAATCTTCTATAGCCATCAATAACATTACCATTAGCATCTAAGTAATCTACAGGTCCTCTGTATTCTTGGTGGAAATCATTTGGTCCATCAATAATCCATTCAATTTCATATACCCATCTTTTATACCAATTGTTCCAAGTTACTTGTAAATTCTGATTTGCATCAACTGCATCATCCCATACAAAAACAGCCTCATCCCAAATATCATCCCAAGACTCACCAGAATCTAAAATAACAGGACATCCGATTGGAATGTTTCTCTGGCCGAAGTTTTGATTGTAAGACTCCATTGCTCTATCATGGTAAGTTTCATAGAATGTCTCATAGATAGCTTTTAATTCTGTTCTTTGTGCATCAGTATAACTACCCTCGTTACCAATACCTGAAGTTAAGAATGGAACATAGCTATTAGTTAAGTCATTCTGGTCTAATACAGATTTTAAAACCATTGAAGTATCTTCAATGAATAAATCTCTGTCATTAGGAAATACATTAAACTTAACTCTATGTCCTTCACTAAAGAAACTAATTGGGTTTTGAATCTTCCAGATATTTACGTTCTTGTTAGTGAAATAGTCGCCTTCCCCTGTGATGTCTACGATTTTTGCTTCGAGGGGTAAAAAATCTCTTTGTAATCTATTCTTTAAACCGTATAATTTGATTAGGACTTCTTCTGGAGTATAATCAAACACTTCATCTACTTGTGCAAAATCAAATGCATCGAATTTACCATTAGGCTCATTTAATCTGTAGACTAAAGAGAATCTACTGGTTTTCTTCTGAGTATTAGAAGGTAACTTGAATTTAAGTTTCTTTCTAGTCATCTCACCTCTTACAGATGAGTTAGGTACTGGGATTGCATGTAGCTTACCGAAAGTCTTCGAGTCTTTATCTACATTAATCCAATACTCTTTAAGTGTAATTTTATCATAGCCAAAGAAGTCGATTGCATTTAGGATAGCCTTATATGTACCGACAAAAGGCTTAATGTTATTCATCTCTAATAAGAGTTCTCTTCTCTTTTGATTTAAGAGTTGATAGTCAGGATGCATCTCTGAAATGTCATGTGACTTGAATATCATAAAGTCCTCTTCCTCTAGCGAGTTACCTAAGTTGGCTAATAGAACTTTTAGTCTTTCATCTTCTGCTTCAACCTCACCGTAGAATTCAATTCTTGCTACTATATCTGTGTCCGCCTTAACTAATAGAACTCTCTTATGAATACCTGCACTATCAGATGAGATAGCTACATTAACTTGCAGCGCGACATTCTCATGTGCATTAATAGTCTTAAAGTAGTTAGCGTCCTGTGAGATAATTGTATTCCAGTCTGCTAAGTCTTTCTCTTGAGTACTAAATTCTTTCACATAGGCTTTACCACCATCCATTCTCATACCATACATAATTACATCCTTTGACTGATCTAGCTCTAGAGCTTCCCATTCAAATGTAAATTTAGTAATTAAGTTATCTGGTGAGATAGGTTTATTAATTACAGTAGCACCATTGTGTAGACATTCTTCTAGAATAAAAAGATTAACAGTCTCATATAGACCAGTAGATACCTCAGGCATAAAGACTTTACCAGTCCAAATGCCATCCACTTGAACCAGCTGTATCTCTGAGATAGTACCATTAAAAAATCTTAAATTATTCCACATAATTATCTAGTTGTATCGTCGTCTTTTTGTACTGTAAAGTTTGTAAAGTTTCTTAGAAATCTAACATTATCTAAAATACTTACAATATAGTCATTTATGAATAAGAGAAATTCTCTCATCGTTTGATTTCTTTGTATGTGATTTGAAAGCTGTTTACCGATTAAACCTCTATTACCAGACTTATAGTCATACTTAGTATTCTTAAGGTCATCTCTTCTGTGCTTAGCTATCTTATATAGCCTTTTACGCTTGTAAACTAATAGATCTTTAAATAACATTATTTCAAGGCTTTTCTATTTCCAGCCTGTACTCTAGTGTATATTGTTCTAGGTACCGGCGTTTCATCAAAATTCACACTAAGCGCAGCTTCAGCATTTATCTTAGCATCATCTAGAATTTCATCACCATCTCGATCTTGCCATCCGCCTCTAAAGACAGCGACTTCTTCTTTCTCCATGATAATGTCTCCCCATTGATCTAAGCCTGCAACTGTATATGGAATGAATGTCGTCTCATCGACGTCTACGGTCTTAACTTCTTCCACTTGCTTAAAGAAAATATATTTTTGTTTGCCGTTACCAATATCTTCTAATAGTACAGGTTCTTGAGGTACAACCGAAACAGTCTTAGACTCATAGTAACCTAATCGTCTAGCAGTCTCTTCTGTTTCTGAGATAAACCTCACGTTCACTGCATCAATGCCTTCAATTTCTTCTAAAATGTATACAATATCAGACTTAGGCAGTTTGTCTCTTCTTGTTACATTTAATAAATAGTCGCTAACTCTAGCTCTTACCTCTGAGAATATCTCTTGCTTTGTATAACCTTCAAAATATCTGATGTTAATATCCATACTGTATTTTCTAATCTGAGGTCTCACAAAGACAACTTCAGTGGTAACCATTTGTTGGCCACTATCTTGAATTACTTGTGACATCTTGTCATATTCATTTTGGTCAAAGAACATCTCGTTCTGTGGAATCGAGAAGTAATCTTGACTTGCTAATAACTTTCTTTTCACATCTGGTACAGCAAAGATATAGATAACATTATCATCATCTAAATACTCATCCGATGTGGTATTGTAGGCATCCACATACGAGAACATTCCATATCTTGATAGGAAATACTCGTAGTTATCTGGTGTCGCTAGAACAAAAGATTTGGACGTTAGTGGCGCCATTAATTTTGTAAACTCTGGGTTCTCTTTATCTGCTCCCATTTTAGGTGATGAAGTAATAGTCAATTCTAAATACTCATTCAAATCAAATTCATCTCCATTTGAATCAGTACCCTCTGCTTGCCATTGGAATACTAGGTCTTGTCCATCTGCTAAATTACCTAAAGCACCTGAATGTTTTACATATTCAACTTGAATATCACTTCCAGCTACTGGGATAGCTCCGAAATTACCAGTACCAAAGTAAACGTCTAGTCCACCTGCAATACCAGTCTTAAGTATAAACCCTTTCTCATTATTTAATAAGTCATACATGGACTCATGTTTAGTCCACTTCTCACCGTTAACAGAAACTGAAACCATTGAATGGTCAGTTAATTTATTTACTTTTACATTGTATGCCTGCATAGGTTCACCTGTTCCAGTAAAAGTCTGTTGTTCAAATTCACCCTGTACCATTGCAGTTTTAACTTTAGACTTACTAGACTTCTCTAATCTATATCTGTCGGAAGGAGTTAGTAAAGTATATTTTAATCCGTTTTGCTCACATTGCAGTTGAGCTCTACCATCAATGTTTAAACCAGTACCTGCAATCTTACCAAGGTCTGCACCAACTTTCCATCTGAATTCAATCTCACCTGTTGCAGCAAAACCTCTTGTTGCATCATGTCCAGTTAATCTTGATAAACCATAAATAGATTCTGGTTGTTGTGCAGTATAAATGTTTTGTTCTACTAGAGAGTCTTCTACATAGAACATAATTAACTCACCAAGCTCTGACATTACATTTACTATCTGTGCAAATGGTGATGCTTCAGTAAACAAAGTATTAGCACGTTTGTATACTCTTGAAATATACGTACGTGCATCCGCCTTGATTTGCTCGGCGTTTGTTCTTAGTGTACTTAAAAATTTTAGTTCTGCCATTATTTATTTATCTTAGATTTACTTGGATTATATACTCATTGTTAACTGTAATATCAACGTAACAAATATCTCTTACTTCACCTTTAAAAAACTTAACATCAACCTCGGTTGAATACTTTTGAGCTAAAGGTACATAATTCATTAATTGACTTTCAATTTCATTTCTAATTTGGAACTCGCTTTGATTTAAACTGTATACCAAATCTTCTAAGTTACATCCAAAATTAGGTTCGCCTAATACATCTCTCTTTCTAGTGAACAGTGTAGTTTCGATTTGAGTTAATAATTGCTCAATCTCACCAGTACTCTGAACTCTTTTAGTCTGATAGTTAGGGTCGCCTATGTGTTTAATGTAAAATTCCATTTATATATGTATTCTACTTTTTACGAGTGGAACATGTAATCTACACCCTCGTCACCTTTAATTTCTTCAATAATCGACTCTAATTCGGTGTCTCCCATGTCTTTTATTGCGTCATAGTCAAATTCTACATTACCAGGTAATGCAAACTTGAAGATACCTAATTTGGCACCTAGGGACTGCTTAATTTTAGCAGAACAATATCTGAAGAATATCTCATCTTCATACAATGCGCAGTCAGGTAGTGTTTCATAAACATGTAAGACCACGTCATCTTTTGGCTTGTCGCCTAATATCTTTAATTCACCAGTTAATCTAGAGTAGTTATATGAGATTGGGTTCTCAAGAATCATTCTAGACATATCTGCTAGTGATTGATTAAGAACATAGTATTGTAGTTCTTCTGCAGCTTCAGCACTACCAGCTCCTTCATACATACCTCTAAATAACATCTTCTCTAAAGCGAAATCACCTCCACTTTGAAATCTAACATCTAGACCACCACCAGTCGATTGAAAACCAGAACCAGTGTCATATACACCGAATACTGAGAAGACTGAACCTGAACCATCTACGGCTGCATTGGGTAGGTTTAAAGATCTGTGATTTGTAAAATATGCTGAATCAAATACTGAAGTAGGAACAACAAAATAGTTCTCTCTTACAGCATCTTCATAGTTTTTATAGAACCATTTTTTAGCTCTTTTAACTATGTTTAAAATTTCTCTTTGAGGCAGGTTAACAGGAACCATACAAGCACCAGTTAAGTCGTCTCCTAACTCTTGTAAGAATGCATTGAGGCAAGTTGCCCCAAAATCTCTCTCGGTACTTAAATCGTTTAGATTACCTTGTCTTATTTCACTCATTGTTATGTATTTATTTTTGTGCTTACCACTATTTCTGTATCTTCAAATCTAGAGTTTGGTCCTATTCCACCCTCTCTAAAAATACCTCCGACCATTCTACCTTTGAAAATACCATCCTTTCCAAAGACATAACAGTTAGTCAGTGTGCAGCTACCGTGAACATAAGACGACTCTACTTTAGAATCTTTTATCTCACATCCTTGATAAAATTGTGAGCGCAAGCACTGTGCTCCTTCAACTTTACCACCGTAAATTGAACTATTTTCAATGTTACCGGATAGCTCGCAATTGATAAACTCAAAGCCGTCTAGCAAATATGCTGTTTTAAAAACACCATCCTTAATTTGTACAGTTCCGTAGTCAGAATCATAATTGATAATACCCGACTCCATAGATCCGTTCGACAATAATTCTAACACTTTGTGTTTAAATCTATTCCACTGTACATTAATAACTTGCTCATTGTCTGTTAAGTCTACTAATATATTTATCTGTCTCCAGTATTTATTTACTGCTTTATAGTCTTTTAGCATCTCCATAAGAGGTCTATTCTTTTCTAAGATCCTCTTAAGCTCTATTTTATTCTCAGGTGTAAATTTAGGATTATTACAAGATTTCCAAACTGACATAATAAACATTTCTGCTAAATGTAGAATATCATCTGTTCTTTTCTCGTAATTTTCACCACCTAAATATCTAAACTCTAAATAATTCTTTTGTGCTTTCTCAAAGTTAATACCATAGTATTTAGTATTAGCATAAGTAAAGTTATCCGAACTAATTAAATCTTCATTATAGTAGAATGCTTCATGTTTTGGCATAATCCATTTAACAGACTTAGCATAAGTTGAATGCTCTCTATTTGGAAAATACTTATAGACTCTTGCTTCATCAAACTCTAAGATAAACTTTAAGATTGACATGTGCGTAATCATGTATTTGTCCTCTAAGTAATCTGTATTAAAAGACATATTGAGATGAATAGAAGCTCGGTCATTAGTATAACCATTCTTCTCTATCCATCTTAACATCTTTTGAATTACAATTCTAGCACTACGGTACGGCATCGCACCAGTAACTAACTCAATAAGACCTTTACCACCAGACATATCTGGTTCCATCTTAAAGACTTCCGCACTAGGTTGAAAGTCAGAATGAGCCTTTTCCTCTAATCGAATCTTCCTGTTTAATAATTCACTCAAAGACTTCTGTGTCTCTTCTAACTCTAGATTTGAGTAGAATTCAAACTCGACGCCTATTTGACTAGCGTTTAGGACAGATTGTCTCGATGAAGATCTGTTTAGTTTTTGCATATTAGGAGTATGATATTACTTTTCAATATATATCAAACTCTGTTGGGATAGTTATTGGGGTAATTTAAGAAACACCTTCATAGTAGCTTCATCAATCCTAGTGATTTGAACATTGATGTCATCTCCTATTTTATAGTCTCCTATTGAATTTTCCGGCAATTCACTAACATGTAGCAATCCAGTTACACCATCTTCGATATTTACAAAGATACCATAGTCTTTTTTAGTCTTAACTTTAGCCTCGACTACAGATGGTATTGTATATCTAGATTGAATATCTAACCATGGATTAAAAGAACTAACTTCTTTTTGAGTTAATGTAATTTTAGTGTTGCTAATAATATCCTTAACAAAGAATTTTATAGGGTCTCCTGGCTTTATCTCTCTAGATTTGAATTTAGCTTGAGTCTCCTCATCTAATTCATTATTATGAATCATACCTGTTAGGCATTTATCAAATTCTACGAATACACCATATTTTGCAGTACCTGTAACATTACCTGTTTTCTCAACACCTAATGTTTGTTTTAATTCTTGTATTGCACCTGGAATTAAAGCTTGTAGATATTTTCTATGTGAAACTACAATTGTACCTCTATCTGGAGAGAAACTAACTGGTACTACATAAATCTCTTCGCCTACAATAGAACCAAAGTCTGATAATTTATTAATACCTGCAAGTGAACCTGGCATGAAACAATCTACACCTTGAACTCTTACAATATAACCACCATTCTCAATCATACTCTTAACTAAACCAATCCAAGCAGTGTTACCTTCTTCGATACCAGCTCTAAGATCCATGAATGTTTTGTGTTTAACTCCTCCAGTGATTGTTCCACCTAAAGTACCTTTTGTGTCAGTAATTAAGACAGCAGTTTCTTCACCTGGTAATAAAGCTCTGACTTCTTCAGACTCTTTATTAGCTTTTACATAGACTAATTCTCTATAGTCAATATCTACAGTAATAAAGTTTTGGTCTACTCCGTAAACAACACCTGTATGAATTTCACCCTCATTGATAACAGGTTTAATCTTAGCACTATGGCCTTCCATTAAATCATATAACTCTTGAGCATAAGCCTCTCTTGAGAATACTCTATCTCCGTTATTTGTTTTAATATGTGGGTTATGAGTCCTGTTTTGAGTTGGACATGTGGCTTCGTACTTCTCCCATAAGAACTCTCCGTTCTCATCATAGAATTCTGAGAAGTCATTGCCATTATCTTTGACTTCTTCTTTAGTTTCAGTAAATTCTTGGGTAGGGGTTTGAACTTTATCTAAAAGTTCGATCGATTCGGCTTTTACACCAGCAGTCTTAATTCTGCGTCTTTTTTTCTCTGACATGTATTTTTTATTTAAAAGGTAATAACATATTATATATCTGCTTTCGCACGAGTTTTATCCAGATACAAAAAAGTGGCATTTTTTGCAAAATAATTGCCTCTAGATTTTTTTATGTCAGATA